AAGTTTTGTAATAGATCTGCTATCTTGTAAACTGTTGTTCCTGGTGAAAATATTGTGTAGTCAAATGGGATTCGTGAATTATTTAGTATTGTTGTATAAAACTGCTCCTCGACATTTCTGAATGTTATTCCTTCCCCTATAGGTATTGTTATTGTCTGCTCTGGTTGCGTTGTTACTTCTGCGTCCTCAAACTGTATTGTAGTTGGCTCCTTCAGTACTTTTAGTGATGATAGATTTGATGGTACATTTGGCTGATTTTCGAGTACCCATATGTTTGTAATTGTGGCTGGGTCTACTGGTGTTCCGTTATAGTCGTATTCGTATACTGGCTGATTGTTGTTATTATTATATTCTACATTAAGTCGTGATCCTGTGGGTATTTGGAGTCCATTTACTGTTGTGATTGGTGAGCATAAGTATGCGCTCGCATTCATTAAGTATGTACTCTTACTGATTCTTGTTGTGAGCTGTGAATTTTGATAATTGATTCCTGTCCCTATTGGGTTCTTCAACTGATATGTGTAGCGTATGTAAAAGTATCCTGGCACTATTCTGTTATTATTGCTATCTCTGCATGCTATGGCCAATGCCATGAATATAAATGGATTTGACTCTTGATCTATGGCTCCTCCCATTCTGAATAAGTTATACTGTAAATTGGTCTTCATTCTTACTATGGATGTGGCGGTTCTATAGCATTGTGTCAACATTCCTCCGTTGCTAGTTTTTAATGTTTGTTGTAAGTTGTTTTCCGTTGGTGCCTCGTTCCATAGTGTGCCTCCTAATACATTCCCTTGTTGAGTGACGGCACATTGTGGCACATAAATAACCTCGAATTGCAATGGCCTATAATTTTGGTATCCTGCCGCTACCTGTGCTATTCTTGTCCCTGTCCAATAGGCTGGGTTGGCTGGGATGATCGTGATAACACTGCTCGTACTATTTGTGGACAAATTATCTGGTATCTGGTATACTAAATCACAACCTGCTACTGTTGCTGATGTTCCTGTGATCCTCCTGTTGTAAAATATTTTGGGTACTGATATTGTTTGTGCTACTGGCATTCTCATCCTCCTGATTTGTTTTTGTGTTTTACGAACTCTATTAGGCATTCTAACTTGTCTGCGTCTCCTTCGTTTTCCATTGGTTTTCTTGTTGCTGCTTGGTTTGTTGTTAGTGTTCATTAATTTTATTTTTTTAGCCCTAACACCGATTTTAACTCTTCTGTCATAAATTCTGCTTCGATCTGTTGATTGATTGCTTCCGCTTCTTCCGTTGTAGGTAATACTGTGTTCTGTTGCTCTAGTGCCTTCATTGTATCCCAATAGTCTCCTTTTATTTTATACGCTTTATTCCTTCTCTTTATATTGTATAGTAATTGTTCTTCCTCTGTCTCTTGCATAGCATATGGTGATGCCTTTCTTTTCATTATTAGCTTCATCCTCTGATTCATTCTCTGCACCTTCTTGTTGTATGATTTCTGGTCCATTGGTGATGCGTGTTTTATGAATTCCTTTGCCTTGACTATGTACGCCTCTGCCATTGTCTCAAATATTGTTATTCCTGCATAATTGACTATGAGGGCTTCTGCCTGTTGTAGACAATATAATGCTGCGTGATAGTTATTGTATGTCTTGATTTTTCTTGAATATTTAGATAGGTCGAAAAACTTGCTTGGGTCACGTGTTAAAAATATTTCTTGTGAATTTTTAAACCATGCTCTCAGGCTACAAAATTTAACACTTGATATGTCTCCAAAGTCCAACATTTTTAAAACCTGCCCGAGTCCGTACACTCGTGCGTCAGGCTGTGTAACATCTTTGATTGCTTTCACGAAGTACCTGTAGTATGCCTTCTCAATGAAGTCCCTTGTTACGTATGGCTTGTACATAACTGTGAAATCGTCCCCCTTTGAAAATGCCACGTAATCTCTGCCGTAAACCAATCCTGCCATATCGTTAACATACCTATTATATAATGCCATTCTAATTGTGTTACACAATGTTGTGTCTGCATCTCCTGAAAATACTGACCCTAATATTGAATATGTGAATAGTAATTTCTTCTTTTTAGTGTTTTGATCCATTGCTATTACATCCATTGTTTTGTACGGTTCTGTGGCTACTCGTATGAATTTGTTCTTGTCTACATGGTATATTTTATCCTTTATCCTCTTGTATATATAGTGATCAACTCTCTTCAATGTTATGTCTTGGGTGTTATCAAATGCTGATCCATCGCCCTCTACTACCTGTGTAAATCCTAGTGCTGCGTAATGATTTATCATGTCTGCCATTTCTGTTAAATTCTTTCCTCCGCAATATCCTCTAAACTTATCTTGAAATATCTCCTCTAACCTCCAGCACACGGGGCCCATTATGTATTTTGTCTGCAATGGTATTGAGCAAACCATTCTTGGTTTTCCATCAATCTTCTGTAGTTCTACTTTACATATACCTTCATAGTTGAGTCTCTCTATTCTTCTTATCTGTGCGGGTGTTAAGTTCTCTGTGCTCCTATTTAAGTACTGGCTTACTAGATCCATATCATCTTGCTTAGTCTTATCCAAGTGGTCATACCACTGTTGGTATGAATAGCCGAATTGGTTGAGATCCTCACCTACTTCGTCTTCTATTATCCTTTGCGCATATTTAATGAAATGGTCTGCAATCTTGGGATCTGGTGTGGGCGCCATTTTCATTTGTCTCTTTGCCGCTGCGTATATTGTGTGCTTGCATGATTTGTACGCCATAACTTCGTCATTTTGTTCTGTTACATCACCAAATAATTGTTCATATAGTATTTTGTTATCGCATTTGCATTCTATGTCTCTTACTTTGATAAAGTCGAAAGGGTTTCGCTCATATTCGGTGCCTGCTATATCTACCATTATTCCTCTATTGTCTTTGTATAATTTATTTAGTTGCTTGTCATTGATGTTTGATATGATTAGCCTATCACATTTACTATACTTTGGATGAGGGTGTTTCAGTTCTAGTGGATATATCATTGCTTGTGCGTGCTTTTCTATATTGTCAGTGACTGAAACTCCTTGGAATTGTGGCCGTGCCATACCACGGTCATCAGTGTTAGGGCTTTTTAAAAATCCAAGACTTGGTTTTGGTTATTGCCCATGTCAATTCCCAGTCCTACACTGGTTTTGACCTTAAACTTAATGTATTGCCATACTTGTTGTTTGAATAAAGCATCTATGAATCCTTGTGGTAGTATTTTGTATTCATTGTTTTTAAGTGCATTTATTTCTTTGGTGCTGGATATTTGATTAACTATTGTTAACTTGCTCTCTGCATTGTATACTTGTGACAGGCAATGTACTAACAATGCTATTATATCATCTATGGATAAATTCTTGTCTTCATTGTTTATGTAGTTGATAAGTGTATTGATCAATGTTCTATCTACTTTCGGGGCTATGGTTATCTTGACACAGATCCTATTTATCAGTTGGGCGCTTACTTTTGTGCAGTCGTTGTTTAGTTGTATTTTGTTGTAGTATGGTGAACGGAAGAACCCACCAGCACTTCTGTATATTATGAATTGATTATTGATTTTCCTCACTTCCTTTACCTCACTGTGTTCTTGGCCTACAAATAGGGACTTAATTTTGTCCGTTAATGTTTTTACGTAATATGGATTAGGCACCATTTTTGAATATCTTTGTAGTTCTCCTATGTTTTTTGATAGAGTATGTTGCCAGTGTTGCTCTCCCTCATCCACTTGTCTCTTGCTCAGTGCTTCATGCTGAATCCTTATGAACTCGTGTTTGCTAAACTCATCAATATATTGTGTGTTGTAAAAGTCTTGGATTGTTGGGTTTGACATCTTGTATAATTTGAATGAAACATAATTTGTCGCATCTGTGTCAATTTTTCTTACGGCTACTAATTTTAGAATGAAGTTGTAATTTTGATTAGTCGACTGCGGGATTATTATTGCGTCATTATTGTTTAGCTCCATGAATCTTAAACCTGATTGGTAGTAGTGATCGTTACCATTTGTCTTCATTATAAATCTGGACCTTCTGAATTCAATATTTTTTGATTGCGTGGTTACTTCCGGATGTGGTTTTACCTCTACAAAGCCCTCTACTTCCTCACCCATTGTGGATTGAAATGTTATAGCGTGTCTTTCAAAGTCCTCGTGCTTCGGAATATGTAATGTCCCTATGCTCACTACGCCATCCCTTGATCGCTCAAATATTGTGTAAAGGTCTTGATCAGGAATGTAGTAGATTACGTCGGTCATTATTATTAGGTTGTCTTCTGTCATGTGTGTTGTGGCATATTCCTGCAGGGTTTGATCATAAGCTTCAGCGTTAGTGTGTTTTTCCAGTAGTGTATTGTCTCTCTTTATTTTTAATTCTTCTAGATTTAAATTAATCATGCTATTGTTGTAACTGTCTATATCTGCGCGTGTGGCTTGTCTTCGCTCGTGATCAACTCCCTCCACAATTGGGGTTAGTATTGATTTTGCATATCCCTTGTTCATCGCCCTTGACGAGTTTATATCTGTAATCTCTCTGTTAGCTACTCTTATTTTGATATTGTATTCTACTCCTTGCCCCTTTTCTTGATCTCTATATGCGCATATTTCGTCTCTAAATCTGACCACATCGTTTAATAGCATTGTCTCTTCTATGTCTCTGATTATATGTAATACTGGGTGTTCATTCGGTGTTTTCGGATATCGTCTATACATTATTTTGTCGTCTTTATTGTATTCTCGCCATTTCTCAAATATTAAGTTGGGATACAATCCTTTTATTATTTCCGCAGCTTTTTCGTCTTGAATCATGATTGGGTGTTTGTGAAATGCAGTGTTGAAATCTAGTGTATTATTTAGCATTTCGATTTTCTTCAAAGCTTCTGGAAATAATATGTTCTTGCTTATGGTAGTGTTCTTCTTGTCTTTCTCGTCATCATTATTGAAATGTTTTGGTTGGTTATATGGTAGGTTAAAACGTTTTTGAATTT